ACGCGCGCACAGTGGGCGACGAGATCGACAATGTCGCCCGTGGGCGTCTTGAAGATCGTCGCCTCGCCCCCGGTGATGTCGCAAGCGTCCAGCCCGTAGTAGTGGCGGTAGAGGTTCGCGTGACCGATGAGGGTTTCGAGCGAGAAGAAAACGAGTTTCTTGCTGTAGGCGTAGTAGCAGAACTCGCAAGCCTTGTCGCACGGCCCGCCGTCTTCACCGAGGAACAGCCAGCCGCGAGAGATGATCCCGCCGCGGGTCTTGTAGAGCGGCTTCATGCGTTCACCTTGCACACCGTCAGCAGGCCAAGTGTCGGATGCTCGATCTTCGCGGCCCATTTGAACGAATTGACAGCGGCGCCTACGTCCGCGTGCCCCATGTCATGAAATGCGAACAGTCCATCCGGCTTCACTAGCAGCAGCGCGTTTTCGACGTCCAGGCAGACGTTGACGAAGTCGTGCAGCCCGTCGATGAAGGCCATATCGAATGGCCCCGTGGCCTTGAACACGTCCGGGATGATCGTCACGTTGGGGATGCCGGCCAGAACCTCCTGCACCCATTCGTCTGGATCCACACTAACGACATGCTTCGCCTTGTGGGCCAGCGCGACTGTGGATACCCCTACCCCCGATCCGATTTCCAGAACGCGCTTCCCTTCGGCAAGGCTCGATAGGATGAGCGCCTCCTGATTCGTCACAGAGGAACGCATGTTCCTGCGAGGGTCGTGGACGCCCTGGTATTGACCGTCGAATCCAGGCGACGGCGGCGGCTGCAGCTTGGGGCAGTACTCCGTCATGGCGCTGAGGAGCTCCTGTTCGGTCATCGCGCAGCCCCTTCCCGGAACTGCACGGCCTGAGCGAGCGTCTGTGTCGGGACAAGCCCGAGATCCCACAGATGCCCAGGCCCCCACTTCGCCATGAACTTCATGCCGTTCGTTTCCATCAGTTCGTTCATGTCGGCGCCGAACGTCTGATGACCGACGTGGTGGATGTAGACCGACCGCGCAACGCGCACTTCCCACCCGGCGACTCGCAACTGCACCGAGTAGTCCGTGTCCTCGAAGTTGCCCGGGTTATATTGCTCATCCCAGAACCCGACCTGAGCGACAGCGTCGCGGCGCATCAGAACGGCGAACGAGACAAAGTCAGGGATCTCCGGGTTATTCTTCACGCCAGCAGATCGGGTCTGCTCCTCAGACCAATCCGCCGTGTACGTCTGCGGGGCGGCCAGCGCATGCTGGTAGCCCTTCGAGAAGTTCGTGGTGGCGCCGACTGCGGCGGTCTTAGGGCTGGCCTCCAATTCCTTGATGAACCGCTCCAACCACGTCGAGTCCCCGTAGGGGATCTCGGTATCGTTGTCGAGCACGAGGATGTAGGGAGCGTCCTTCTGCTGAAGCGCCACCCCAAGTCCCAGGTTCGTCGCCGTCACCGCGCCCTGCGGAACCTGCGCGCGGATCGTGATGTGCGCCATCGGGAAGTCGTAGGCAGGCTCGCTCCCGTCGTCCACGACGATCAACCGATAGGCGTCGACCGGCGTGTTCTCAAGAATCGAGACGATGCACTTGCGGGTGAGGTCGTGCCCGTTCTTGCCGCGAATGATGATCGATGTTTTCACTTCACTGCTCGTTGGGGACGATCGCCATGTGCTTATGCCCACCGCTGTACTGGTCGTAACTCACGAATGTGCAGAACATGTCGCAGCCGCACGACGGAGAGCCGCCCATCGAATCGCAAGTCGTTCCTGTGATGACGCAGTTTGCGGGGACGTACTGATGGCAGAGCGTGTCGCAATTCATGTACTCAGCCGTGGTGCAGTTGTAGGCGAGCACCGGCAGCGACCACTGCGAGACACCGATGGCGAGTACGATCACGACTAGAGCGAACAACGCGAACCGTTTCATGCGGCCCCCTTCGATGCGAAATCGCCCGCGTGTACCGCCTTGTCGAGATGCGGCTTGATGACGCTCTTGATGTCCGTCGAGATGACGCGGCCGTCCTCGAGCTGGATGCCATCGAGCGCCCGCTTCAGCGTCTCTTGCGCGAGATACCCAGCCTGGTCGATGTCGATCGGCTTGAAGTGACCGCATGCGGCGTTCAGGTCGACCTTGATGCTGTATCCCAGAGCCTTGGCTCGCTCACAGAAGTCGATGTCCTCGCCCATGATGCCCATGCCATTCGGGGCACGCTTGATGCGGAAGATGTTGGGCGCGTAGTCACCCTTGCCGGGGTCCTCGTTGCCGTCCGATGTCACGCCGTCTGCCGTCGTATACACGTTCTCCCCCCACAGCCTGCGATCCTCAATGACATGACGCGCGATGACGGTACAGGCCGTTCCAACCGCGTCGCACTCTTGTATCGAGGGATCGCCAATGCTCGGCGTCACGGGGCGATAGAGGCCGTTTGGGGCCTTCATCATCGCGCACAGCCCAAGCCCGACCGTCTTTCCGGCGTCTGGGTTCGGGTGATCGAACTTGTACATCCGCGCGGAGATGATGTCCGCATCAGAGTGGAGCAATCGCACCACACTGGATTCGGGCAGCATGTCCTCGTCGATGAACCACAGCTTTTCGCAAGATGTTCTCAGGAACGCCCCGCAAAGGATGTTCCTCGCGTACTCCACTGGGGAATGACCGTGGCAGATCGTGAACTTGAGATCGAAGGCCGAATCCGCATCGCGCTCGCTCTGACGCAAAGCATCGAGCAAGCCTGCGATCTGAATCGTGACCCTGTTCGTCATCGTCGGAACCGCGACCATGACGCTAAGACGTTTCTTCAAGCGATCCTCCCTGGCGGAAAACAGGGCGGGAGCCGAAGCCCCCGCCCTGGCTGAGTTACGCGACTGCGATTCCGAGGTTGCGGACCCACGCGGTCGGCACACCGACCACGTAACCGAACCTACCGACCATGCGGGCATCCGCTTGGTATTTCGCCCAATTCACTTGATCAGAGACATCCCATCTCATGCCCTGGCGAGTGCCGAACATGAGCGAGGACATCAGGCCGTAGTACAGCCCGCCGACCGAGTTGGTGCCCGCACCGAGCGTGACCTGGGCGAGCGCCGAGGACACGATGATCGGCCGACCGAACAGGGTGTTGTTCGGCTGACCTTCGACCGTTCCGAGACGAACGATCGGCTGACCGTTGTTGTCCACCAGGCCGAGGATCTTCGCGTACACCGAAGGTCCACAGACCCACGTGCCGCCACCGATCACGCTGCCCTGCTGCGCCTTCGTGAAGATGCGCACGAGGCTGGCGTAGGTCGCCGTGGCCGACGCGTAGCTGAGCGTCTGGCCCAGCGTTCCGTTCGTGGTGACAACGCCGTCGTTGACCGACGTGGCACCCGAGACGCCCGTGAACGGCGAACCCGACCCTTCGATGGCCTGAAGGTCGAGCTCGTTCCCCATCCTCTCCGCGAAACAGGACTGGAGGAACGGGATGATGGCGACGTTCGCGTCGTCCAGGAGCTCGAGAGAGAACGTGGCCCGTCCGACGAGTTTGTTCGCCGTGAGGGTCTTGACTCCGAACACCGGCTCGCCGGCTGTCAGGGTCGTTCCGTCCGTGCGCGCCCAGTTGGTCGTGACGGCCGTCGCTTCGTCGGGGAAGTTGAGCGTGTCGCTGGTCATGGGGAACTGGCGGCACTTGTTGTAGATCAACGAAGCATCCCGGATGATCTTGAACACTTCGTTGCCGACGATGTTCGGGACGGCGTACCCGCCCGACGTATCCACGACGCCGCCCATGTCGGCCTTCTGGATCGAGTCGAACACCTTTTCGAGCGCCTGCATTTCGGACTTCAGGGAGTCCTTCTGCTGGTCATACCGGGCGATCTGCACCTTGGAAGCCACGTTGAACCACGCATGCTTCGCGGCGACGTAGCGCGGGTCGGAGAAGATGCCACCGTCCTTTGGCGCGAATCCCTCGTAGTGGCCCATGTTCTTCAGGAACCGCTCCGGCACGGCCTGCTTGAGCGCGGAGGCGTCGTCCTGCTCCACGTTGAAGCGGTTGGATGCGCTGAAACGCTTGCTGATCGTGTCGATCCGGTCGATGAGGTCGTTCACCGTCCGCTCGTACTTCTCGTCGTTCGTTCCGATCTTCGCCAGAAGCTCCGACTTGAGTGCCGCCAGCCCTTCCTTGGCTTCCTTGGCCTGCGCGGTCGTGAACTTGGCGATCTTCTCGACGCCGTCAAGAATCGGCTTCAAGGCCGCGGCGTCGTTCATCTCGTCGATGACGTCTTTGGTTTCGTCTGCCATGGTCAATCCTTCGTCGCGGCGTTGATGCGTGCCGCCGCCTGTGCGATGGCGAATCGCCACTCAGCGCGAGCGAATACCCGCTTGATGGCGTCCTCCGTCTCTTGGTTGATGCGAGCGCGAGGATTCGGGTCGGCATTCGTCCTGTCGGACGCCTCCTTGGAGGGCTTCACCGGATCCAGCGCGCGGAAAAACACGTTCACGTTCGCCTCGCTGACGAGGCCCTTCGACAAAGCGTTCTGGACGATGTCGGGGTTCATCGGCACGGCGACCTGGGAGTACTCGAGCATCTCCCATTCGGTGAAGTTGAACCCCTTGGTGAACCCCTTCTCGTCCTTGATCGCCTTGAACTTCATTGGGCGGAAGCCGATCGACCACGCCCCAAGGTCCTCGGCTGCGAGGTTGAATGCGTCCTTGGCGAGCGGCGTGTCGCGGTACTTCGTGCGGGCGAAAATGCCGCCGTCCTCGACGGTGAGCGACACCGCGCGGCCGATGATGTCCTCGATCTTGTACGAGTGATTCGCCATGACCACCGGGTGCCGCATGTAGTTCGACAGATCCGCTCCGCGCGCCTCCACGATGTCCCCGGCACGGTCCGTGCGGCTGGTCGTGATGAGATGCGCGACCTCGCGGGCGTCCTTGTTCACGGCGCGGACGACCGACGTGCAGAATACGTTGCCGATGGAGGGGAGAAGGTCGCACTCGGGATCGTTGTCGATGGGTTCAGGCATTTTCGTTCACCTCTCCAATCACCGGGAGGATGGTGCAGCGGCAGTTGATGACTTCTTCGGGCGGACCCGAGGGGTCGCCGGGGTACATGAGGCCGTTACTGAAGGCCGAGCCGACCGCGACGACATCTCCGTCGAGCGGCTGATGAGAATCACGCACGTTGGAATCGCGAGCAGTGAGCCACTCCTGCTTCGAGATCCCCGCCTGCACCATCCCAACCACGCGCCCGCTGTTGAACGCCTTGCCGGTTTCGGTGCGGGCAATCGTCGCGGCCCGGGCGCGCGAGGCGTCCATGACCTCGCTGATGCGCTTCTGCAACTGCGAGATGCCCTCGCCCTCCTTGATTCCTTCGACCAAGGACTCCCGCAGTTGGCGCTCTACTGTGTCGTCGATCCCGACGATCCGAGCCGTGAGCTGCGTCAACTGCGACGTGACGCCGGGCGCGAGCATCTCCAACGGTTCTGCGGCGTCGATCTCCGAAAGGACTGATGTTCCACCACGCTTGACCGCCTCGTAGTAGAGCGGTGCGACCATCTTGACGAGCGCGCGCTTGTTGTACTGAACGTCGAACAGGCCCGACGAGTCGGCCTTCTCCACGCCCTGTACGAGATTCCAACCATTGAGCGAGTTCAACTGCGCCAGGACTTCGTTCTCGATGTCCTTGAAGTGCTTGCGGATGGCCCGCTCGAACCGAGTCTCAAGGTCCCGGGTGCGGGTGGAGATGGAGCGCCACACGTTCGCGCGGCGACCCTCGATCGCGGCCGGCGCGGCGCGCATGAACCCCTTGACCGGCTGGCCCTGCGTTGAGGTGTCCCCATTCTGCCCCTGAGGCTGCACCGGACCCACCGGGGTATGCGCTTCCTCCACCATAGACACGGGCAGGAGCGAGATCGGCAGATAGCCGATATCCGCGTCCTCGAGGTCATCGACCTTCATCCCCAGCTCGAGCCGCTCGTTCACGGCCCGCTTCGGGAAACCCATGGCGAACAGGCCAGCGGCCATCGTGATCTTCTGGCCAAGGTCCTCGGTGAGAGCCTTCACGCGCTCGAAGTCGGGCCACGCCTCTATTCCGGTGATCCCGGCCTTCGGCATGAAGTCGTAGTTGATGACCCCCTGGAAGTACGAAAGCATCCGGGTGATCGTGCCGTTCCAGTAGAGGTTGGTCTGCTCTCTCGCGTTGGCGTAGTTCGCCTTGTCGAGTACGCCCGCCATGAAAGGCGGCACACCGAACACCGCCAGGATCTGCTCGCGGGAGAACTCGCGCTGCGCTCCGAACTCCATGTCCTTCGGGGACGAACCCGCCTCTTGCCAATCGAACCCGGGAGGCAGGATGCCGACGCCGCGCTTCTTGGAGTGCCGCGAGTTGAATTGCTGGAGGTACTCCTCACGCTGCGGGGACGGGAGAATAGTTCCAAGCGGCGGCTTGAGTAGACCCGTGGGGATACCGTTCTGATCGCCAAAGAACGCCTTGTTCCACGATGCGGCGTTCCAGTCGATGTTGAGTTCCATCGCGAGCGATTCGAGCTGCGACAGGCCGCGGAGAGGGTTGTACGGGTTGAACCGCTTGAAGTGCGTCAGGTAGCGGATGTCAAGCGGCACGTCCTGGCCGTTGATCCGCTGCTTATAGGAGACGGCCCCATCTTTCCACTCCACGATCACGGACATCGGATCGAGGATGAAAAGCTGGCCCGTGTTGCGCCGGTTCGCGCGCATCCCGTTCGTTACGCCGATCTTCAGCCCGGGGTAGTACCAGATGCACTCGCCGTCGCGCTTGAAGAACGTGTAGGACGCCGTCCACAAATCAGAACCGGAAAGGTCCTGATTCGGCTTTTCCCACAGATCGAGCAGCGGATGCTCCTCAATCTCGTCGTCCTCTTCCTCGGCCCCTTCGGCATACAGCTCCCAGCACACCGACGCGGCATCCTCCGCGATGGTGCTGATCGCGATGCTCACGGTCGGGTGCTGCGCGTAGGGCCGCTCGATGCCGGACGGATCAACGACGGGCAGGCCCATGGCCCAGTCGCGGGCGGATTGGAACGTGCCCGCACCTGGCGTGCCGAAGGACACGCCGAAGAGGCCCTTGTCGATGCGGTCTACGATGTTCACTTGTCGGCTACTTCAGCGCGGATGGCGCTGATGATTCCGAGCATGGACATGAGCGGCCAGACCAGGCAGAGCAGCATCGCCGTGAACAGAAACCGGCGACGCAGGCCATAGGTCGGGATGCTCCCGTACTCGGCTGGAATAGGCCACGCAGAGAACACAACCCCGATAGCCCAGATGACCGCCAGTACGATTCCAAACGTCATCACGCCCACCCGTAGTCCTTCAGGTCGTACAGACAGTGCCCCGCCCCGTAGCGTGCGAGCGCCGCCGCCATCACCGTGTCGTCATGCTCACCAGGAGGAGCGGAGTAGCGGTACAGCCCCGTCGAGCCGCGCTCGTAGCGGTACATCGCAAGCTCATGCGGCAGAGGCGGGTGATCCGCGACCACGCACCGTGCAGGTCCGCCCTGGATGTCCGCCGCAAGGTTCAGGATCAACTCTTGCTTCGATTGCGCGGTCGTGGTGAACGGATAAACCGGAACCGATAGGCGGGCAAGCTCTTGGATCAGCGCCACGCCTGGGCCGTTCTCCTCCACCACAAGCGGTGCGGTGAGTTCGTCGGACAGGCCCTTCAGGACTTGAGCGGCCTGAGCGTAGGGGATGCTTCTGGCCCTGTACCTGAGTTCCAATCGCTTCGCGTTCTGAGAGTATGAAACCACCGCCAGGTAGTCGACCGACTGGGCCACATCGACGCCAAGGACGAATCGGTCGGAACCCGCAGCGAGTAGCCCGCTGCCGCTGCGGTCGATGCAGGCGTCCAGACCACGGAACACGGCGGCTTCGTCTTCGGTCCACTCGGCCTCATACAGCCTCCGAAACTCGAAGTCGGGGATCGAGTTGCGCTCCTGCTCGATGAATCGCTCGTACTGAATCGCCTTATGCGGATCGGACTCAACCAGCGCAGCGTGCTTGTCCTTCCACGTCCAGCGATGCAGCGAGAACGTCCCGGCCCATTCACTCCCAGGCTGCGCCGCCTGCTCCCCGAGGGCACACAGCCGGCGGAACGGACCGGCGACGACGCCGGGATTGCCGATGTACCTGAGTGGCCCCAAGGTTGCGGAGCGTCTGGTGGAGATAATCCCCTGCGCTTCGTTGGTGAGCAACCCGGCTTCATCGACAACCCCGCCGCCGATGGTCGTGCCAGCGAGGTTCTGCTCCCGCTCCCACGACCGAAACTCGATCGTCGCCCCGTTGACCAGCTTGATAATCGGGAACGGGGAGACGGTGGACGCTTGCACCATGCCCGCACTCGACGCGAACGCCAACGCGAGCTTGAACCCCTGCGCGATCTGCGAGAACGTCGGCGCGATCCACCACCACGGATGCGCCCGGTTGCCGCGCGTCATCGCGCACACCACGATCCACACCGCGAGGGCGTAGGTCTTCCCGACTTGGGTCGCGCTGACCGTGCAGGCATCGCGAGCCGGGTCATTCAACAGCGCCCGTTGGTAGGGGTACAGCGGCGGTAGG